GAGGAGTTGGAGTCGAAAATCGAGGTAGCAGTCAACAAACTGTTTGCCATCGACTACGTTCGCACCGAGCGCATCCAAGTTTCGACCGATGTCGAGCAGATCGAGGACTACGTTAACGCCAACTGGATTGGCGACGAGTCGTTCATCGATTGCGAGGAGGCTTTGGAGCGATTCCCGCGCCTGAAGCCGGAAGACCTGAAGACGGCGAAGAAGTATTACCAGCAGGAGCCGAAGGAACTCACGACTCGTGAGAATTCTAACGCGCTGCCGCAGGGTACGATGACCGCCGAAAGCGCGCAGACCTTCAGCCCGAGCCAATCTGGCTCCGAGCAGGAGGCATTCCTGCATGTTGTTGAGATTTGGGACCGTCGCGACAAGCACATCCGCACCATGATCGAGGGTGTTGACTGCTGGGCGAAGGAGCCATTCGAGCCGCCGTACCCAACATCGCGGTTCTACCCGTATTTTTACCTCGCCTTCTACGAAGTAGATGGCCAGAGGCACGCTCAGTCGCTCGCCTGGAGGCTTTACAAGCTTCAGGACGAGTACAGCGCGACGCGATCCAACTTCCGGTTGACGCGCGAGCGCTCGATTCCTGGCGTGCTGTTCAATGCGACGCAGCTCGACGACACCGAGGCGCGCAAACTGGAAAAGAGCAAGCATCAGGAGTACACGGCGCTCAAACCGAGCGATCCGGCCGTGCCGCTTGCCAACGTATTCGCTGCGAAGCCCGTCCAGGGCATCGACCCGCGTTTGTATGACCCCACCTACATCCTCAGCGACATGGAGCGTATCTCCGGCGTACAAGAGGCTCTGAGCGCGGCCATCAACAAACCGGGTAACCCGAGCACTGCCACCGAAGCTACGATTCAACAGCAGGGCACGAATGCTCGCACGAGCAGCGATCGTGATTATCTGGAGGAAATGCTGACCGAGCTGGCTCAGTACACAGCCGAGCAGTCCCTTCAGTGTTTGTTGCCGCAGGAGGCGATGCGGATTGCTGGCAAGCAGGCATTCTGGCCTTACGGCATGTCCATCGAAGACCTGTTTACACTGGTGGAAGTCCAGATTCAGGCAGGTACGACCGGGAAGCCGAAAGCGCCGGTTGACCAACAGGCATGGGCAACCCTCCTGCCGATCATCAAACAGACGATTGCGGAGATACGTCAGCAGCTCGCGGCGGGCGACACTGCGTCGGCGCAGGCCAACATCGAACTTATCAAAGAGACGATGAAACGCCTGGGTGACGAGACCGACCCCGATCGTTTCATCCCGAAGGCGCCCGCACCGGGCACACCGGGAGCCGGCTCTCCACCCGCGCCGGTCATGCCGAAGGTCACAGTCGCCCTCAAAGGCGAGCTGTCACCACAGGCGTCTGCTATGCTCGTCTCCCCAGCGGTCGCAATCGACCAAGCGTCGATGCCTCCGCCTGCCCAACCCGACCAGCAGGGAGCTGGGGCGCCTGCGGCTCCTTCTCCCGCTGGACCGGGACCACAATAACCCCACGATAGGTGATGTATGACCACTGAAACCAACACAGAAGGAGGCGGCGATGGCGGCTCACAGGAGACCGTCATGGACGCCATCAATGAAGCCCTCGGACTCGGAGCGGACGGCGATGACCAAGTGGAAACTCAGGACACTGGTGACACTGGTGCCGATGACGCTGATGGTGTACTGGAGGCGGGCGACGATCAGGATGCTGCTGGGGCTACTGACGAGGTTGATAACGGCGGCGAACAAGGAGAAGGCGCTGCTGGAGGCGATAAACAACAGCGCGAAGGCGGCAAAGAACCCACCTACGCCGAGTTGGTTGCCGAAGCCGGAAAGCTCGGAATTCAGCAGCGGCATGCTAACGGGCACATCAAGTCTGCCGCCGAACTCAAGGCTGAAATCGCCACCAAACAGGGCGAGAAGCAAGGTGACGGTGCTGCGGCCAAGAAACAGCCCGACGCGGTAAACGATCCGATTCCGAAGGAGTTGAAGCCGGAGACGCAACAGCGCATCCGCACTCTGATCGACCGCACGAAGGACGCTGAGACGCGCGCCTCGGCGGCCGAGGAGAATTTCAACTACATGGTGAACGGGCTGAAAGCCACGGGCACCACACCGGAGCAGTACGGCGAGACGCTGAGCTTCCTGGCGCTGTTCAACAGCGGCGACCCGAAGCAACAGGGTCAGGCGTTGGAAATTTTGGAAGGCATGGCTGACCGGCTCGCGACGCTTCTCGGTGTTGAGCGCAAGGTTGGTGATCCGCTCGCGAATCACCCTGACCTGAAGCTGGCCATTCAGAACCGGCAGATCACGCCCGAGCTGGCTAAGGAAATGGCGCGACAGCGCAACCAGGGCGCGTTCCGTCAGGAACTCAACACGCACGCCACCAACGCTCAGCAACAGGAGCGTCAGGCTCAAGCAGAGTTGAATCAGGCGCGCACCGACCTGAATGCGTTGGAGGAGGCGTTGAAGCAGTCCGATCCTCTGTACGCGCGCAAGAAGGCGCGCATCGTCCCGGCGTTGAAGGTGGCGTTCAAGCGTATGCCTCCATCGCAGTGGAAGGAGGCGTTTCAAGAGGCGTATCGCACGGTACGTGTTGCTGCGGCCCCGACGCAGCGGCCGCCTGCGCAACAGCCGATGCGCGCCGGCAAGGCGCCAGCGGGCTCGGGCGCAAGCGCGAAGACGGGCGATACAAGCATGGCGAACGGCGGCCCCTCGACAATGTTCGAGGCGATGTGGGGCCACGCGCCGAAGTAATCACTGGAGAGTGTCATGGCGAAGAAATCAAAGCCGGAAACGGCCGCGCCGGGGAAGCCGGAGGAAATGAAACCGCGTATTCATCTGGACGGCAAGCACGCCGAGGGTGTTGGAAGCAACATCGGTGACATGGTGCATTTCTCTGGCCACGGAAAGCTCGTGAGCCGGTCGATGCATGAGTATGACGGCGAGCCGAGCCACAGTGCCACGATCGAAGTGCATTCGATGAAGCATGGCACGGCCAAGGAAGGGTATGTGGACAACGAGACCGGCGACGGCATGAAGTCTGCTATGGACGAAGCGTTGTCGAAGTCCTCGAAGCCGAAAGCCAAGGGGAAGAAGGCCGGCAAGAAAGTCGTCGATACGGACAACGACGGCGAATAGTTGACACGGCGGCGCGGGATATGATGGCATATCCCGCGCAAGACCTTCGACTGTAACCCGGACTCGTCAACCGGCGCGCTTCAAGCGCGGCGTAGCTCGGACTCGCACTCCGTGGAAGGGTAGTTGGATTTTCCATCAACCTTTGGAGTGTGCAAACATGCCTTTCACTACCGAGCAATTGGCCTACGCAGGCAACGCGGCGATCAACTTCTACCTGCGGAACGAGCCGATCGACCAAATCAACATCAACCGTCCGCTCATCAAGAAGCTGATGGACGGGAAAAAGCCGTATGTCGGCGGACTTCAGTACGTTGTCGAGCAGTTGCGCTACGCCAACGACTCGAACTTCCAGTCGTACTTCGGTGATACCCAGGTCACCTACAACCGCAAGCGCACCTTGCAACAGGCCAAGTACACGTGGGGCTCCTTCCACGACGGCTTCGGTCTGAACGAGGACGAGCTGGCGCAGAACGGCATCGTCATGACCGACGACAAGTCGAGCGTGCCGACCGAGGCAGAGAAGGTGCAGCTCACCAACCTGCTGCAAGAGAACTCGGAGACCCTGAAGCTCGGCTTTCAGGAGAACTTCGACTACATGTTGCATCTGGACGGTACGCAGAGTGCGACCAACATCCCCGGCCTGGACCTGCTGATTTCCACGACCCCGACCGCGCCTGCGGTCATCGGCGGCCTGGACCAGAGCGTGTACCCCTGGTGGCAGAATAACGCCATCACGGGCATTTCCACTGGCACGGCGGGCAACCTCGTGGACCAGATGGAAGTTCTGTGGCGTAACTGCACTCGCTACGGCGGGTTTGCGCCTGACTTCCTGCTCGCGGGCGAGGCGTTCATCGACGCTTACCGCAAGGACGCGAAGCAGACGGTCAACCGGACGATCTTCTACAAGGGCAACAAGGCGGAGTCCTCGAAGTTCGATCCGAGCATCGACGACGAAATCGGGCAGGGTCGCACCGGCCTGTATTTCAAGAACGTCGAAATCATTTGGGACCCCGTGATGACGGTGTTGGACCAGCTCTACGCCCCGAGCATTCCGTGGGTGAAGCGCTGTTACTTCATCAACAGCCGCTTCCTGAAGCTGCGGCCGATCCAGGGTCACTGGATGATTAACCGGACGCCTCCGCGCGTGTACGACCGTTACGTGCACTACTTCGCCCTGACGGCGAAGGCCGCACTGACGACCGGCAAGCGCAACGCGCACGGTGTCGCGAGCATCGCGTAACCCAACACGGAATGGCGGCCTTCGGGCCGCCTGACCAACGACACAGAATTCGAGGAGATTTCCATGCAAGTTCTCAACGTGACCAACCTGCCGATCTATCTGCCGGCTGACACCGCGCAGGTTCCGTTCGGTGACCCTCTGTCCGACATCAGCGTTACCTCGGCGTCTCCCGGCGTCGTGACGGCTCCTGGCTATGACAACCCGCAGGCGGGCGATGTCGTGGCCTTCAGTTTCACGCAGGGCGGCTCCATGCCGACTGGCTTGACCGCTGGCGTGCCGTACTACGTCGTTTCCCCCTCGGGTGACACGTTCTCGGTATCAGCGACTAAGGGCGGCGCGGCCATCAACACGTCCAGCACGGGCTCGCAGCTCACGCTTCATCTGCTGTCTCAGCAGAAGTATGGCGTGACTCACCCGTTCAAGCCGGGCGCGTCTGTGGTCGTGTTGAACCTGTCGGGCGGTTCGCTGGTGCTCCAGGGCGCCAATGACTCCAATACTGGCTTCGGCAACCCAGGCGGGCCGGGCTCGTGGAATACGCTCGCGACCGTCGCGGCGGGCTCCGCAGCGCTGGTGCAGCTCGGCTACGACTGGATTCGCGTCTCGACTGCGGCTACTCTGGTGCTGCTCCAGAACTAGGAGCGCAACAGAGAAGCCCCCATGCGTTACGTAAGAGTCAAGATCACACGGGACCCGCACACGGTGTACAACCGGTCGGTGCTCCCGTGGGAAATCCCCGTCCTCGAATTCACGTTCGAGGCGGGAAACGTGGCCGTGCTCGACGAGTACGAAACCAACGACCTGCCGTACCCGGAGCCGCAGACCGAGTTTCAACGACTGGAGTCTGCGTATGGCGCAGACCCGCAGTCGGGTCGGTCCTATGTCAGCTCCGTGTTCGGTGAAGCCTCGATTGGCGTGAATCAGTTGCGCCGAGCGATTGTCGAGGCGCGAGAAGCGGAGGAAGCCTCCAAGCCCAAGGCTTCCAAAAAGCGACGAGTCTCCCGCAAGGAGCTGGAAGCTGACCCGCTGATGGCTTGAGTGGGGCTCCTATCGCGGGTGCGATAGTTTGCGGGGCGGGCTCATCACCCGCCCCGCTTTTTATGTGAGGTTGGAATGGCTGGCCAGGGCGACATCGCAGATGTAACACGCATCGTCGATACCATCACGGGTAGCGCTGGCGCCAAGGCCGATTCGAGTTTCAAAACGACATGGACTGTTGGAACGCCGACGCTTGGGCTCGGCACGGTGTCACATCCGCCTGCGCAGGGCGGCATCAATGTTGACGCCGGCAACGTGCAGGGAGGTAACCCCGACTACTTCATCGGCTCGTTCACGCTCCAGAGCGTGGCACCAACTCTCGGGGTTTCCTCCCTGCCGGGGCAGGTGGGTAGCGGCGACCTGGGAGACGTGTACGGCGATGCGCACCTGGGTAACGATGTCGGCAAAGGACCAGCCGGGCTCGTAGCGTTCTCGATCGGAGCGCCGACTCTGGTAACACAGTCGTATGCGGTGCCGGGCGGCCAGGGCGACATTTCAACTGTCGGCGGCCCAACGACGGTGCAGGGTGATGCGAACGACTCGAATGCGGGAGTTGGAACTGGCGTCACGTTCGCTGCTGTCGCGCCGTCTCTGGTGACACAGGCGACCACTACGCCGACTGAGCATGGCGACATCGGAGAAATGTACGGTGGTGACAGCGGGCCAATCAAACAGCTCGTATGGAACACGGTCGCACCGTCTCTGGTTACACAGGCGATCACGACACCGGCAGGCCAGGGCGATATTCCGAACCCATTCTCGTGGCAAGATGCCGTGTTCTACCGGACGAGCTGGCCATACCCGATCGACGTTGTAGAGCATTTGCAGGTCAACCAGGGCGGGTTCAGCGCTCCGCCTCAGTTCCAAGCTCCACAGCTAAACCTGACATCAGGCGGCGGATTCTCTGGCGGCACGCTCACATCGAATCTAGTGACATACTCCAATTGGCCGACAGAGCATGTTCAAGCTGGTCAAATGGGCTTTACCGGTGGCACATATACCTTGGCGCTTATCACGTACTCGAACTGGCCGACAGAACACGTCCAGGCGAACCAAGCTGGCTTCACAGGTGGAACTTTGGTGCTGGCGCTTGTAACTTATAGCAACTGGCCCACTGAGCATGTGCAAAGTGCGGGCGGCTTCTCTGGAGGAACGCTGACATGATTCTCATACCGAAATACCGCGACGTGATCGCAGACGCGAAAGCTCCGCGAGTTGGACTGCGCGGATGGTACAAGCTCGAAGCTGTAGGGCTGGACGGGCGCAAACGGCTGTTGGCGGAATTCCCCAACCTTATAACCACGAATGGTGCCAACATGCTGGGTACGGGCGCCGGCTGGGACAGCTACTGCTCGGTTGGGTCTGGCAACAACCCACCCGCGTTGACCGATACTGCGTTGCAAACCCTGGTGGCGACGACCAGCAGTACCAATTTTGTAAACCACACCAACACGACCAGTTCGCCGCCATACTTCGGTAACTACACTGTGCAGTACGCTTTTGCGATTGGCGCTGCTGCTGGGAACCTTTCAGAAGTTGGTATTGGAAGTGCATCGAACGGTACGTCACTATTCTCTCGCGCGCTCATTCTCGACGGCGGCGGCAACCCGACGACAATCACTGTGCTGTCTTCTGAAGCGCTGTACGTCACATACAGCATCAATCAATACGTGCCGCTGACGGACGTGACAGGTTCCGTTGTCATTGCTGGGGTGACTTACAACTATACGATTCGAGCTGCTAATGCCACATCAAGCGCATGGTCGATCTACGGTGGGGACGCTGGTGGCATCGAACTATATACATCCTACAATGGCTCAATAGGTGCCATAACCAGCTCGCCTTCAGGCACCAGCGGATCATACAGCAGCATTGCGAACAACTCCTACTCGACAGGGTCGTTCACGCTGAGTGGCGCCGTCACCATAGGGCTGACGCAATCCAATCTGAGTGGCGGCATCAGCGCTTGCTATGTGGTATTCGGCACATCTCGCGGCTGCCGAGGGCAGTACCAAATAGGGCTTAGCCCGGCGATACCCAAAGACAGCTCGCACGTGCTGACGTTGAACTTCAGCACGTCGTGGACAATCAACAGCCCGTAACGCCATGCTACCCAACCACATACTATCTGCGATACCAGAGCCGGCGCCTTTTCTGCCGCCGAGGACCAACATACGGTTTTCGGCGCAGTCGGGGCTGTCGGATACGCACTATGGCGGCATCGCTATTGGTGACCCAAGCCACGGGTTGCAGTATCAGCTCTGGACGGCTTACACCGACAGCACAGGCAGTGTGTACCTTCAGGCGCCGAACACGCCCGCCTTTGTGCAGCTTCCCAATGTCGGAGCGGTGTGGGTCGCACTCGCCTTCGACCAGAATGCGCGAGTGTTCATTGCCTATGCTCAGGCGAACGGCTCGGCGTTCTACTACTGGTTCGATTCGACTATCCCCGGATACCGGACGACGCCGCTGAACGGCGTGGTGCCGCGCGTTTTTGCAAGCCTCGACGACTCCAGGGTGCTCGAACTGAACAGCTCCGACGTGATTCTGGCTTACGTGCGGACAGGCACACTGTACTTCCGCGCTCAGCGGGACCGTTTTGGCGTCGAGTACACTCTCGGCGCCGCGCCTGCTACGCTTGTCCAAATTGGGATGAATCACGGCAATAGGTTCCAGTTCGCATTCCAGAACGTCCAAGGGAATAGCGTGCTGCCTCCCTCGGAGTGGAACCCCGGCATTGGATTCAACGAACCCTCATAGGAACCGACATGGCACTTTCAACAACCAGCGCAGACGGCCGGTATTACTGGTACGGCAACGCGAACGGAGTGACGGGCGGTCAGATTACGTTCGTTGGAAACCCAGCTTTCCTGACAGGTACGGCGGCGCTTACGTGGACGATCATGCAGCGGGCCGGCGACGGCAGCTACCCGGTTGTCACGTACTCGACGCACAGCGATGGCAGCTCTCCGGTCAGCCAGCAGGTTGGTTCTGAGGGCACGCCGCAGCAGACGATCAACGAGAGTGGGCTCATCAAAGTCAGCCTGAACGGCGCTACCGGGTTCATCATCAACGTCACGTCAGGTGGCGGAACGCCGAACCCGACTGCGGCGCAGTGGGTGCTCGCGCTCGCCATCACGCGCAACGCTGATGAAACACTGCCGTGGGATTTTCCCAACCCGTTCGACCCGGCTGCGTTCAACTTCATTGAGCCGCCCGACATGTCGGGCGACCCGAACACCGACACTCTGGCCAACCTGCGCGTGCGGCTGCTCAAAGACTTGGGCTTTTCAACTCAGTCTGCGAGCCCGCCGCCCGGCATGGCGGCGTATTGCAACAACGTACTGTACGGCGCTCAGAAGTGGCTGTTCCGCAAGTACCCTGCGCTCAACACGCGCCGGTTTTTCCGCTGGAAGATGATTCCGGGTCAGCGCTTCTACTCGCTGAAGGACAACGATGACGGGCCGATCGCGAACAACGGCGCTCCGTACATCCTTGACCCGCTGAAGCCAATCGAGTGGGCCGGCATTCAGGACACGCGCAACGTGTGGTATCCGCTAATCGAGGGGATTCCTCCGCAGCTCTACACGATGTTGACGAAGCCGTGGCGCCCGGCCCGTTATACGATTCGCCAAGGCATCGAAGTTTATCCGGCACCTGACCAGACGTACTGGCTCTGGCTGCGCGGCCACTTCGGGCTCATGCCGTTCGCAGCGGACTCTGACATCACCACGCTCGATAGCGAGTTGGTGTACCTGTACGCGCTCGCCCGCGCCAAAGGCCACTACGGGCATGCTGACAAGAATGACGTGGCGTCGATGGCCAACAGCTATCGCGGCGAGCTGATTGCCGGCACGCACAAGACGGCGCACTACGTTCCTGGCACAACGCCGATTCCGCCAGCAGTGCGGCCGACGCTGATTCAGTATCAGGACAACCAGAGCGGCTGATATGCGACCAGTGCCACTGACAACGATGCGCGGCGGTATCAACCGCCTGAAGGTGAAGGGAGCGGCGCGAGCCGACTCTCTTTACGACTTGACGAATGCCTATCTGACGCAGGCAGGTACGATCGTGCCTCGCGAGGGCACTATCCGCGCCGCGACGCTCACGAACCAGACTGTTGGGCTCACTGCGTTCAACGGTCAGTTCAACGTGTTTGCTACGAGCATGCAGACAGTGCCGACTGGCTACGTGTGCAACCTGCTCATCCATCCGACGAACCCGGCCGCGACGCTGACCAAAATCTGGTTCGCCAAGCCGTTCATGGGGTTCCCGTATGTGGTCGCGCAATTCAGCACTGGCGAAGTGTTCCATTACTGGCTCCAGAGCAACGGCTCATGGGCGGCCAACACAGTGTACAAGACGGGCGCAATCGTTACGCCGACTCCTGCCAACGGCCTTGCGTATCAGGCGTTGCGGGACATGCCTGCGAATTCAAACTGGACGGCGCAGTCAACAATAACGGCTGGCACCGTCGTCGAGCCGACGCAGTACACTGGCTACGCTTATCGCGCCGTGTCGGTGTTGGGAAGCTCGCCGCATACGGGCTCGACAGAGCCCATTTGGCCGACGACCATTGGCGGCATCGTGCAGGAGTTTGGTGACTTCGATACCAGCTCCAGCAGCTCGGGCACAACGCAGGCAAGCTCAAACACGACGAGCGCGCAACCGCTCGGTTCCAACATCACCGATCGTTACGGCAACAGCGCCACTATTTCTGGCAATACGGGTACGAGCGGCAACGCCTCGACGACCGTGCAGGCTGCGGCGACCGTCACGACCTGGGCACCCGGCACGACGTACCCGCCCGGTAGCGTTGTGCAGCCGAGCACCAACCAGGGCGCGTTCATCAATGCCATCCCGAACGGCGACTTCGAGGCGGGCAACGACGGTAACTGGACTCTCAGCGCTGGCGACGTGACGATTCAGAGCACCAACAACTATCAGGGCAACTTCTCCCTGAAGTTCGCGCTCAACCATGACACGCAGACAGCAACGATGTTCAACTTCGGCACGGTCACGCCGGGCCAGAGCGTCACTGCGAGCGCGTATCTCAACCCGAACAACAATGGCCCCGACACGACGATGTGGGTCATTTTGAACTGGTACAACTCCAGCGACACGCTCATCAGCTCGACGCAAAGCGCTGGAGCGCAAGGCGGCGGCTACCGTCAGGTCAGCGTCACCGGCAATGCGCCAACTGGCGCGGCCCACGTGCGCGTGCAGATCAAAAGCGCGACCGGCACGAGCCCGAACCCAAGCTATGCCGACTTGGTGACGTGGAACCTTGAGACTGCTGCGAAGGTTTCCAACTTCCTATACGAAGCCGTGCAGGCGAATGCTGGCTCGTCTGGTACGACTGAGCCGACATGGCCGACGACGGCGGGCAACACGGTCATTGACAATCAGGTGACTTGGAAAGCCATCGGCACCAGCATCATCACGTGGCAGGCGATTCCGATCATGCAGTCTGGTGCGAGCCAGCCGGCTTTCCCGACGACCGTTGGTAACTCAGTGCATGACCCGAGCAGCTATACAACGCAGGACGGGCACGTTACTGATACGTCGATGTCGTGGGTTGCGATCAACCGTCAGGTTGCCACGCCCAACCCCAACGTGGCTGTGTGCCTCGGCGCCTCGCACGTGTTCAATGCCGACAACGACATCGTGGATTACTCGGCTGCGGTAGACCCCACAGACTGGACCAGCACGAACAATGCTGGCTATCTTCCGACCGGGTTGAACAACTACGGCGACAACCCGGTGAAGGTGCTCGGGCTCTACCGCTCGAACCTCGTCGCCATGAACTCGGGCGGCTATCAGATGTGGCAGATTGATCCTGACCCGCAGAACATGGCGCTACTCGACGCTCAGCCGGTTGGCTCCATCCATACTCGCGGCGGCCAATCTGTGGCCAACGACTTCATGTTCGTCACTGAGGTTGGCATCCGCAACTTGGGCACGGTTGGTGCGACTGCGAACATGCAGACAGGCGGCGTCGGTCAGCCGGTTGACCCGATCGTGAAGGCGCGGCTGAAGGCCAACCTGTACGATGTCATTTCGCTCTACTACCCCGGTCGCGGCCAGTATTGGGCGATTTGGGGTCCCGAGGCGATCGTGCTGACGGTGAACGGCCCCAACCAGAAGTCATGGAGCCGCTACACCTTCCCCGATGTCATCACCGACTGGTGCTTGCTGGGTGAAGTGCTGTATCTGCGCTCTGCCGGCAATCTGGTATGGCAGTTCGACTACAACACTCTGGTCGATGACGCCAGCACTGGCGGCGCGGGCGGCACCAATGTGTCGTTCACGTCCACCATCCAGTGGCCGTACCTCGACGCGGGAGTGCTCGGTGTTGACAAGATGATGGTTGGTGTCGATCTTGTCGGCACTGGCGCGTGCACGCTGCAAGTCGGCTGGAACCAGCAAGACAACACGACATTCTCCGACAATGCTGGCTTCGCCACATCCCCCAACGTGTCGCCGCCCTTCACTGTGTCTATCGTGGATACTGTGCCAGGAGAACCGATTCCGATTCCGATGGAAGCACCGAGCTACACCGTCATTTTGTCTTTCAACTCAAACCAGCCCGGCCTTGGCGCACCGAACAGCCAGTCATGGGAGTGGGAAGCTGCCAACTTGTACGTCACCGATCGAGGCGGCGGAGGAGCAACAGGATGATCGTTCGATGCTACAACGACCCGTGGATGACGGATTTCATTCAGGTCTGCGCGCGTATGCCGCAGGACGAGCGCGAACAGCTCACGGCTCTGACCGGTGAGGAGTACAACATTGATAGCGCGGCTGTGGGCAACTTTATGGTGCCAGGACCGAAGTGGGTCATCAAAGCAGGGAGCGCCGAGGACCACGAGAAGGGGCTCGCGCAACCGATCATCATTGGCGGCTTCGTTCCGCAGCGCCCTGGAGTGTATCGGGATTTCCTGCTCACGACCCCGGAAGCCTGGGAGCAGCACGGGTTCCAAGTGACGCGAATTTGCCGGCGAATCATGGATGCTATGCTGATGAGCCATGCTCACCGGCTGGAGTGCATCGTGCCGGCGCCTCGGGTCGAAAGTAGGCCGGAGCTGGCCAAGTGGTATAAAGTCTTGGGGTATCACCAAGAAGGCCGGCACTATGGGTACTGCGCGAACGGCGCGGATGCCCTCAGTTTCAGCAGAGTGAAGCACTGACATGGGCACGAACAACAAGGCTGCTGACGCCGCAGCCGCGCAAGACGCGCAGCGGCAACAGCAGATCAACGATAGCATCAAGCAGATCACTGCTGCCTATGCGTCGCCGCAGCGGGCGCAGCAGATCAACGCCTATGGTCAGAACGTCCAGAATTACCTGACTGGTCAAGTCAACGAGCAGGAGGCGACGAACGCGCGCAACCTGAAATTCGCGATGGCTCGTTCTGGTCTCACTGGCGGCTCGGCTGCGGTGGACTCCAACACGCAGTTGCAGAAGGACTATGCGAAGGGGCTCTTGCAGGCGAGCCAACAGGCGCAGAGCGCTGTGGCCGGCTTGCAGCAGTCTGACATCAACGCGAAAAACCAGCTCATCGGGCTCGCGCAGCAGGGCTCGTACATCGGCGCGATTCCTACGCAGATTGCGCAGGCTCAGAGTGCATCGCTCGGCGCAGCTCAGAATTTCGCCAACCCCTCGGCGCTCGGCAACCTGTTCGTGGGCACGGCGGGCATCTATCAGAACGAACAGACAGCGGCAGCGAACCGGAAGGCGCAGCAGTCACCAATCGGGAGCTTGTATGGGTAGTTTCATCAACAGCCTCGCGAAGTTGGACCCGATCCAACGATTCGCCGGCAAGAATTCGTTCATCGCGAAGCAGGACAGCTACGACCCGCTGATGAAGAACACTGACGCGGGCCAAGCTTACGCCGGGCGCCACAACGTGGGCTCGACACCGACGCCATACGCGGGTGTCACGCCGACGTTGCAGGACGCGAATAACGGCTACATCCAGGCGTCAGCTCGCGCGGCGAACATGAATCGTCCGGTGGGCTCGCAGTCACAGTTCCAAATGGGCACGGTGTACTGACATGGGCACGCCGAACTTCTTCAAAAAGCACGCGATGCAGTCGAGTGGCATGAACATGCAGGCTCGGGCTATTGGCGCGAGTGGGTATGCTGCTCAGCGCTCTGGCACTGCTGCGGGCAAAGACATTGCGGCGGCCCAGGCCGCTGCGAAGAACGGTTTGAAGTCGATCAGCAAGACTGCGGCATCAAACGCTCCTGGCCCAAAGAAGGTGTAACATGGGTACGGAAGAATTTTGGGTCCCGGCAGTCCTGGCCGCTGTTGGCACAGGCGCCGAGTACGTCAACCAGAAGCAGGCCACCAATCGGCAGAACGATGCTGAAATCGCGGCCATGCAACACCAGCAGCAGATCGAGGATCAGGCGAACGCTGCTGCTCGCGGCTTGACTCAGCAAATTGCGAAGAACACTCCAACGCAGATTGCGAACAAGGCGACTGGTGACTACGTGGCCCAGCTCAGGAAAAACGCGGCGGGCTCCACTCAAGGCGGCTCGACAAAAGGCGGCGCGCAGACGTTCGGTGCTTCAACCTCATCGTTGGCCCCGGCGTCTGGCGCCAGCTCGCGCTTCAATGACGCTTCCGCTGCCTCGCAGAAGGAGGTTCAGGACTACGGCAACACGTATGCCAGCGAAATGGGCCAAATCGACGCGGCGACTCGGCAGCGGCAGAACGAGGGTCTGGCTATGTCCACGCTGGGCACTCAGCTCAACACGCTGGGCGCTCAGAGCTACGGCCAGAATTTCGTCGATCAGCTTCGAGCCCAGGTACAGGGCCAAACCAATCCGTGGGTTAGCCTCATGGCTGGTTTGCTCAAGAACGGTGCCAACGCCTATGCTATGAACTCTGG